CGTTATGAAACAGAAGGGAATTATACAGCTCTTAATGTTGCATGGGGCACTGATGGGGCAAACTCACTCAATTTTGAGTTCAGAAGCGCTACCTGCGCATCGTTATTTTCTGACATCCATTTCCCGTAAACCTGGAAAACCATCTGCGCATCAGCATGACCCATTTGCGAAGCAATGAATGCAGGGTTGGCTCCAGCAGTCAATGACCAACAAGCATATGTGTGACGTGACTGGTATGATTTCCTGTGACGAATGCCTGCGCGCTTGACTGCCGTATCCCATGTCTGCCTTACCGAATCGACCGTGAAGTGATCGCCACATAAACCCGTTCTTGAAGTTACGGATGGGAGAAAAACAAACGTGCATTTGTGCTTCTCTTTTTTACCGTACTCTCGAAGGTGAACATCAATCATGTGCTCCTTGCCAAGCCTGGTGATTTCAAGTTGGCTCTTCAGAGCTTCAATTGCAGGTTCGATAAGGTGTATCACCCTGTTCGTTCCCGCCTGAGTCTTGGGAACGGTAAATTTATCCTGCGCCAGATTCCTCCTTATCATCATCGTGCCAGCCTTAAGGTCGATATCCTCCCAACCCAAAGCGCACAGTTCACCCGGGCGGATTCCTGTGTATACAGAAAGAGACCACATGTTTTTTGCTTGCTGACTGCGACACGCCTCTATGAGCCTGATAAACTCTTCCCTTGATAGCGGGTCAGGAACGACTCGTGACTCTCTTAGTGGAGATATTCCCTTGAATGGTGTGTCATCGAGATACCCGTTTTCAACGCCAAACTGAAAGATGGCGAAAAGGTTAGTCATGTAGTTATTGACCGTCACAGCAGAACGCCCTGGCTCAGTAATTACATACTGGGTTTTCGGAAGCTGATAACCGGTCAACAATTCCTTCCTTACCTCAAGAATCCTTTCTTTACTTATCGACGATGCGATCGTCCTCTCACCGAGAATGAGAAGAACGTTTTTGATTATCGTCCGGTATGTCTTAATAGACGTCGATGCAACATCAGTCTCTTTAAGCGATAAATACTTCTCTGCAAGTTCTCCTATGGTTAGCGCCTTACTCACCTCACCAAATCGCTGAAGGTTAGGGGAGTTTGGAAACTGTGATGCATAGTTGAAAGTTCCCGTCTTTACTGCGTAGACAATGCTTGTACGCAGCTCCCCGGCAATCTTCCTGTTCTTCGCTGTATCAGGTACACCAAGACTTTCCCTTACCCTGACACCGTTATAGATAAACCACAGGCGCAGCGTGCCCCCGTGGTTTTCAATCCCGGTTGGATACTTCATGCATCTTCCTCTTTGGTTAATCGAAGGGGTATTTAAGCAGATTTCTTGCGGGGAATCGCGGGTTGCTGACGCTCAACCCATTTGTCGACTTCGTGGCGGTTGTAAAGGATAGGGGAGTTATCCTTAGGCTGGCAGTCGCATGAGTAATGGCGGTACTCTTTACCCTCCATCCATGACGTTTCCCTGGCTAATCTGATCGCGTTTTTTGTCAGGCCGGTAATCGCCATCAAAACCTTCTCTGATACCCACTTATTGGGCACAAGCTGAATCATATCGCTCATTGATTTCTCCATTGCGGAAAAGTTGATGAGCCCCATCGAGTGTGAGGCTGTGTGACTCCATGGTTACTGCGATTGATGGCTATTCTGTTAATAGCTCAAGCTTGCTTCTAATCCAGGTTGATATTTGCTCATCAATTTGTCCGTGCCATTCCGCTTCGTCTAGTGCGCTTACGATCTCATCCATCTGCTCTTGCGTGAAGAAATTATCACGATAATCACTCCATGAAGCAGCCTTCAACCTACCACCAAGGATTTCGGTTCCAGCTCCTACCGGAGGCTCCTTTCCTTCTTCAAACTCAACAACAAAAGTCATCTTGCTCATTATCTATCTCCAATAAAAAACCGCCATTGCGGCGGTCTAGTAGCCTGAATATTCCTGAAGCGCATCCACAATGCTGATCGCTTCATCTAATGCATCCTGCTTCATCTCTTCGAATCCATCTTTCAAGGTGCTTAGCCTGTCTCTTAGCTGTCGAAGCATTTCTTGCTGCCACTCAAGGTCTTCACATTCTGGAATCTCAAAGCTCATCATCATCTCCTTACGCTAATTTCTTATACACGCGAGGCTCATCAACAGTAGCAGCGCGAAGTTCGTGTTCCGCGTGAGAACTGTAATCACCAGAGTCCCACTCGATGCGATACCATGTCGGCCTGTCTTCCTGCTCCGTAACGCCATCAACCACTCCTTTGATATCGCCTGACTTGTGCTTTACGATTGCGCCCACAGCAAATTTAGCCATAACAAGCCCTCTGACATGTGAATGAGTGAAGAGATGGCCGCCCATGCAATAAGGCACGCGATGGCGACCAGAACTGGGTTGTAATGCATGGTGACTCCGGATAAAGAAAAACCCGCGATGTGCGGGTTTGTTATGCGTCGAATGGGTTAGGCATTACTGCTTATCCCTTTTCATTTTGGCGATCGGATTGTTCCACGCGTCAATGTCCTCCTGGATAAGCTTTCCTCTCCCTTTGCATAGTTCGCATTTTGTCAGCAATCCAAAGCACTCAGGACACTTAACAAATGGCCCAAACTCTCTCTTCCATGAAAGCACGCGAGCATTGATGATTATCTTGTTTAGGCTATCCATCACGCCTCCTGCTGCGGTGCTGCTGGATACGCACTGCCTTCCTGACCTGGCTCATTGCTTCCGGTGCATGCATTCCGGTGGTCATTGGCGTGCGGACAGCGTTTGTTGCCGCATTCGGGGCACACGACGAAGCGACTATCAGTAAAAGTTACAGGGCGGCATGTGCGACATGAGCAATCCGGAATCACCTGAGGGTTGCTGCAGCGCGACTCGGTGTTTTCGGCACCCTGAAGCATGGCGGCGCGGCAGGCGTTCCATGAATCAGCCGCTGCATTGCACTCATCTCTATCCCACTGGTAGGTAACTCCGCGGGGAGCAAAAGTGCTGGCAAGAATCTCGATGTTTTCCGGAGTGGCTTCTTCAGGCACTACCGGCGCTGGCGGTGCCGCATAAAGCGCCTGACAACTCCACCCAGACCAGTGAGCACCTTCCGCTCTCTCATCATCTTCTGGTCTAACGAGAGATACTTCGCTAGGGTGTTTCCTGTGTGACCACAGCCACGCTACGGTTTCGGCATTGGCTGGCGCTGGCGGGGCGGTGTACAATGGAATCTCTGTGATTTCGTACTCGTTAATATCTTCCTGAGACCAGTTGCCAAATCTGGTATGCAGGCTAAAACGCGCATCGGTGTGAAGCCTATCTTTGTACATGTACGCCACAGGCTCCGCTTCGAGCGATGCCAGCGCGATACGCGCCAGCGAAGAAGCCTCACCGCATTGAACGTGGTCAGTTTCGATAATTTGCTGCAACTGCTCTTTGGTGAATTCTTTGGTGATAGTGATCATGGGTTAGTCCTCCCTGTCAGACGTTCGCGTAGAGTTAACTTGCGTGGCAATCTTTCGTTGTCAGCAATCTCAACTACAGTGCAGGCACATGAGCAGAAAGTGCTTTCTCGTTTATGCTTCAACAGCACCGCTTCGTTGTGGGCCGATTCCTTGTCCGTTGCGCTAAGTTCATGCACATCAAAACCCTTGCTGTCGACGAACCACGCGTGAATAACTGCGATAAAACGAGCCATATCAATCTCCTTTCCAGGCTTTATCTGTTATCAAACTCCCGTAGCGATGAATATCACGCTTACCTGCAATCAGCGTCTCCTTAGCGTCACTGCCATCGCCGAGGTAAACTGGTCTGCCACTCAAGGTATTCTGAGGTTTTTTTTCAACATCAGACTTCATGGGTAATTCACTAAGTTCAGCAATGCGCTCCTCTGCGGCCTCTAGTTTTCTCCTTAACGCCTCGCTACAACCCTCAGCTCTTCGGATTGCCAACTCCAAATGTTTATTCAGCGCATCTGCGGCTTCCAGCTCATCCAGCAGCGCCAGCACAACATCTGGGGTTATAGCATCATTGAATTCGTCGCGGTCATAACCCCAACCATCGGATGCTGCTCTCTCCGCCATTTCACGCAGCGCCTGTTTGTCGATGTTGCTCATTGGGCGGCTCCTTCTGCATCGTTTTTCACCGGCCCGAGGATGTCAGCCGAGAATACGTAGACCTCTTTGCCTTCATCGTTGGTGAGCCAGTATTCGGCGTCAGGCGCAATATTCAGCGTCAGGATGCCATCTCTGCGCGTGCGTACCTTCTGCCCGTGCTTCCACCATTCAGGGAATCCGTTGCTCATGGCTGCTCTCCTTTGCGAATTTGGGCAGCGAAAGCATTGGCGAAACGCTGTAAATCTGCGGTGACCATCACTTTGTAGCTGTCATCTCCAAACTCATCCATCAGTTGATCAGCTTCAGCAGCCATCATCTCCACACCCTGTGCTCGCACTTCAGCCAGAAAAGCGTCTGTCGCCGGGGTTTTTACTGGCAGGTAGGCATGACATAACCGGCGATGGATTAAATCTGCCAGTCGCTCACCATCTTTCTCATCGAGAGAGTCAATTAAGCCCTCTGCTTCTGCAGCAGCGATACACCCGGCAGCATGCTCAACGCTTTCCTTCAGCCCCGCATTCTCCGCAGCCAGCGCCGCGCATCTGGCTTCAGATTCCGAGAGCTTTTCTTCGTTCTCAATAGCAATCTTGTACAGCTTCTCAAGCTGAGCCATTGAAGTCAGGAGACCGTTGTGCTTAATGTTTGAAACAAAATCCTTAATGCTCATTTCTTCGCCCTCTGGTTTAACCACGCTGTCAGGTATCGATTGTTGTTGAGACGTTCTGCATTCCCGAATGAGTCACGCTTCAGCATTTATTCGCGTGGGATATCGTTGATGGGTTTGAAGCGGTGTCCGGCGATAAGCTCTTGTGGTTGAATGAATGGGTCGTAGTAATTTCCTATCATGATGAATTCCTCATGTTCATGTCTCGCTTGCGAAGCCTTGTAACTCTTGACCTGACAGCCGTGTAACCTCTGCCCATCATTTCGGCGATGTCCTTTTGCAGGTAGCCCTGGCGATAAAGAGCGGCTAGCGTCTCTTCGTCTTGCAGACTCCAGAGTTGCTTGGTGCAGGCTGTGGATAACGAATACTTCTGAGCGAGGTAATAGAATTGGGCTAACGTAAGTCCGAGATGGTCAGCTGCGCGGGGCGCGACCATACGGCCGCACACCGCCTTCATTTCTTCAGGAGTGACGTTTAGTTTTCGCATTTTTTATTTAATGAGAAGGGTTGGCTTACCGAGCTTGAGTGACGCGCCTGAAATAGTGTTACCAGCCTTGAGTTGATGCTTGATAGCTAACTTGTCGGCTTTGACCGTAGTTACATATTCAACGTACTCGGGTGGCAGGGAGCCTTCATCTGTGATTTCTACTGACTCGACAGGCGCACGTACAGTTACCTGATGGATGCCAGCTTTGAGTGATTTCTTCCCTGCTGTTTCGAGGGATGCGGCAACATATTCCTTCATGCTAGCAACGCGGTTTTCTGCAGCCTTTGCGCGCTCTGCAAGGCGCTTACTTTCTTCTTTCAGCGCCTCAGCATAAGCAGATTCGTTTTTGCAGACGGCTAGGATTTGCTCGACCTTTGCCTCCAGCTCCCACTCAATGCCATCAAGGGTGTCGGCTATCATTTCAGGCTCCATGCCTGAATCAGTCAGCTTTGCGAAATCATTGGCGATCTGGTAAAGAGCTGTCATTGCGTAACCTCTTCGAATTTTGCTTTGCACTTGGCATAGACGGCCTGAACCTCTTGTTGAAGCTGCATTCCGACCGTCATTTTGTAAGCTGCCTGGAAGTGAGTTTTGAGAGCATGCATATTTTTCGCCTGCTTCATGTCCTCACATAGTGACTGGATGGTGTTGATAAGTTCCTGTTTTGCGTTTTCTTCCGACTGGATGATTTCGCTTTCAGGGGTGTAGGGCATAACTGGCTCCGTGTATATGCCTTCGCTCTCGTTGAGCACATCGACGGCATTATCCAGTCGTTCGGCTCGCGGCCAGTATTTATAGGCTCTCTTGACGATCGTCTTCCTGGCCATCTCAGACCAGAAGTTGACCCATGGGCCTTTTGGTGATGTTCCCGCTTTGCTCACTTTCCTGATTTCTTCTATCTCAGCGAGACTCATCTCTTCAGTGAGATAGTCGCCATCAGCGGTTTTAACTGTGCAGTAGCCACCGATAACGGCGCCGCGATCGTCAGGTGTAGCAAATGGGTTGTATTTGTGAGCTGGCGCCTTATCGAGACCCAGCGTCTCGTAGTCGTCGCCAGCATGAACGAGCTTGCACTGGCCCCACTTGATGACGCCAGCCGACTGGGCAATGTGCAGAAGGCCCATGTAGCTGATATCGAGGCAGACCATACCATCGCGCGGAACCAGATAAGCCAGTTTGCTGGCAGGGTTCAGGCTTATTCCTACAGCTGCAACGTTGATGATCGCGTTCTGGGCGCTGGTGGGGTTAGCAATCGCCGTTTCTGCCAGCTTTTGATTGCGCTGGAATAACTGGATAGCGAACTGGCATTCCTTTGCCCATGTCAGAGACTGGTCGGTAAGGGCGCCGACAAATAGCGGCTCCTGCTCCTTAACGAACTGAATCAGATCGAAACTCATAAACCCTCCTTAGAACGGGCAGCCGGTCCGGTGTTCCCAGTCGTATTCCGCCTGGGCGTAAGCAACTGCCGAAATAAAATCGTTGTAGGCCTTACCAGCGTCATCGCTGCGAAGTCCTTCGTATGGGCTGGAGTCAATCGGTACGGAGAAGTGGAAGAGGCCGGACGGCTCTTTTGGCATCATGTCGATGATTTGCTGCGCCCGGTCGTCGATCCACTTCTCTTTCTCATCGACAAGCTGCTGATTTGCCCATCGCCGTTCCTCGATGCTGTCGTAAGCTCGATATGCGTTCATTGCTGAACTCCTGAAATTTGGTTGTGCGCTTCCCGTCTGCGATAGCCGGACAGGGAGTGATGAAAGTGGGGGAGGGGATTACTTGCCTAGTGCTTTGGCGATTACGTAGCTAGCCATCATTAGAGGATGTTCTTCGTGACAATCATCTGGACACACACCGCAGACGTCTTCTGCGTAATCTCTAAGCTTCTGTAGCGCTTCGAGTAATTCAGGTGCTGCTGATATTAATTGCGCATCCTCTCGTTCGTTTCTGGTTGCAATTTCAATGTACGTGTCGCCCATAACCACGCCGTGGAATGTCGTCATCATTTCATTCACATTTCTGATTGTGTATTTCCACGGACCAGGCGTTCCTTTGAATTCTTCCATCACACCCTCACTTCAAACGAGTTACGATTTACCCTGACTCCAAGCGCTTTACGCTGGGCCTCAATTGCCTGTTGCAGCATCACAGAATCTTCCAGATAGCGAGCAATTGCTTTCTTGCTCAGTGATGCGCGGAGCTTGTGCGTGTCAACGATGACCTGATTAACGATGTGACCGAAGCCATTCTTAATCATCTGGTCACGGTTCATTACCAGCTTGTGGCGAACGTTACCGACCTCTACCAGTTGCCATGTATGACCGTTTGCGAATCGGCTCACTGTGTACTGCTTGTTGTTGTGGGTGACAGTCATGATGCCTCCAAGCCAATGGCATCAGAGATAATCTGGAGTTTCTCAACTGAAACGCCTTTTCCGTTGCCTACTGGCTTTTCCATCCAGTCGAGCGACACTAGTCGGCCGTCGGCGATAACACCGATATTGAAATCATCACAACCTGCTACTTCAAATCCGTGAGAAATTGCCACTTCCCGCTTATCAAATCTTTCCAAATCTGAGGAAAAACCAATTCCGTAACCGTGGTCGTTTGACCAAGCGTGCTGCTGGATAACGATAAATTTTTGCATAATCACTCCGCCCGTAAGCTGGGCTGCTGAACGTTGAAACAAGACTTCTGCGCTATTGGCGGTGGATGGCCGCCGGTTGTCATAACTAAGCCGCCTCAATGAAGCGACTGAGGTATGAAAAAACCCGCCGTGGCGGCCTTAGATGAGTTTGTTAACGATTTCCTGAGCTACTTCCTCTGCGTCATCTTCATCAAAACTTCCAGCAAGCTTGTCGACAAAGTCGTCCCAGTTTTCTTCAAGGAAGTCACGGAGATGAGGTGCATATAAATCATCGATTGTTTTTGACACATTTCCTCCAGGCAAAAAGAATGCCGCCCTGACTGCTGGCGGCAAAGACATAACGAGGGATTTCCATCTATCAGAACTATCGAATCGTCTCCGATAGTACGGTGCGGTATTACACCCAATAGCTAACTCAGAGAATTAGCTATAAGCTGCTATTCGCTTGGTGGTTCAGGTAATGGCATCCAGTGGGAAACGTGATCAAGAAGACTTCCTGATAAATATGTGAACGCCCTGAATTTCTTATATTCAATAGGGCACATCACATAATTCCAGTATGCAGCTACGATTTCACCCTGGCTAAATGCCAATACCATCTGCGTATCTTCCGGCATCCGGTCACAACACTTAATCCACTCCATCACTCCTCCCCCAGACCCTTGCTGATGGCTGCGCGAGCCGCTAATAACGCAGGATTATCAATGCTTGCTTCGTATTCATAAGCGGTGACCATATTCTGCAGAGCTTCGAGCAAATCAGGAGCTGCTGCTATCAGCTTGGCGTCATATATTTCACTCTCTCCCGAGCAGAATCCTTCTATCAAGGCAACCATGCGACCATTCTTATCTAATACGTCACCGCGCATAACGTGCCACTCACCCGGCGTACCCTTGAAACCTTTCATATTCACCTCTGTGGCTTGCTGCCAAAAGAAGGCCGACTATGCGGCCTAATAATCCCCATACCACCAACCATCATCACCATAAGTCAGGTCGATTTTCTTATCCCCAACAATGCGGAAAATATTCAGTGAGCATGAAAAGGAGCCTGTTGCATTGCATGACACGCCTTGCTGATCGATTCCTAACCTTACCTTTCTTGTTCCCTCATCAATCTGAATATCAATGCGCTTTCCACGCAATGGAACGGCCTTACTAATGCTGCCGCCACCCGCCCCAGACTTTGTTTTTCTGAACCGTACGCTCGGCGACTTTTGCCGACCGTTTATGTTTCTCTGCGAAACAAATGCCATACATCACCTCGCTGTTACGTTATTAGACTTACGGTGACCAGCTGCGAAAAGCGCCACTTCCGGCAAGCAGACTGCGCCACCTTCAACTTCCTTCTGACGCGTTCCGGCAAGCGAAATGGCTTTGGTTACGCGCTCACTACAGCCTTCCGACAGCCGTGAAAATGCACGGTCAATCTTTTTACAGTAGGCTTTAGCTTCTAACTTCTGTGCTGCTTTCATGGCGTTGTACGCAGCCATACGACGTTGATTTCTGTTCATGGGTATTCCTCAGTGAATGCTTTGGTGCAAGCGCCGAAACCTATTTCAAGTTTCGGATTTCAATCGGCTTCTCAGTCCGGTCCGACATGTTTATGGACCTAAGCTCCACCGAACGCTTGCCCGAAGCATTCACTTCGGCCTGTGTATTCACAGGATTAAATTTTTAAAGAGCCCGAACTCAGTTCCTTGTTCGTGTTCAGCGTCCTGCTGATGGATTAAATATACCCATGGGTAAAATACTTGTCTATACCCATGGGTAAATATTTTGAGCGATAAAGTTTACCTGACTGAAAAATCAGGTAATTTATTTTTGTGAGATGCTCATTTAGTACTGTTGTGAGTTAAAAAATGATCTATGGGGATGGTGCGGGCCTTGGAATGGAAAGGGAAAAAGAAAACCCGGCTCGGTGGCCGGGTTGACATTTACTGTATGTGCGATCAGTATTAACGGAGGTGAATGATTTTGCACATGCGCTTAATCTTATTGATTAGCACTTCTCTATCAGTGCCATTTTTTGTGTGTTGCATGGCAATTATGTCTTTAACTAAACGATTGAATTCCTTTTGATTTCTCGGTGAAAGTCTTCGTTCTATCTTACCCAGTAACTCAATCGGAAATTTAGTAGTGCTGAAATAGCCTTCATGCTGTAGCTGAATCAAAAGCTCTTCATAAAACTCCAGCAGTGGCTCGGCGATTTCATTGAACTCCTTTCTCTTATCACGTTTTATGGCGCTTCTGTGACCCATAAAATGACCAAGCAGGAAGGATATAACCGTCCATCCCAAAGCGATAAGGGGCAGAGAATGTTGGATATACTTATGACCTTCAATGATTTCCTTTGGCATTATTCCTGGACTCTTTTTCCCTTCTTTGGCTACGCGATTGGTTATCTCTCTGCCAGGTAACTCAGTTGCATGCCCTATCCAAACGTATCATCAGGCCACTGGCTGGCTATAGTGTTCCTTCGTCAACCCTTGGCACATCGTCTTGATCAACATATCTCGTATGTTTAACGATAGCAGACACAAAGTGCATCTTTTCGATTTGGTGAGCCGCTAGAGTGATGGGGCGGTGATCACTATTGACGCTGGAAAACTGATAATCGCCATCCCTTGTCTTATTCATGATTTTTATCATGTTATGACCATCTTTCGTTCTGACGAAAACCTCATCACCTGCATGAACTATGGTATTGGGCTCAATCACGACGTATTCACCTGACTGAATACGTGGCCACATGCTGTCGCCTTTGACTTTTAAGCCATAGGCATCCTTATCACCGCTATAAATTCGAAGCCAACCAGCTCTGAACTCGATCATATCCACTGAGCCATCTACTCCTAAAACGGCCTCGCCAATTACAGGAACATATCCTGCCCGAATGCTTCCAGCAAACTCCAGTTCTTCATTTGCGTTTGGCATCTCAGATGCGATCGAATCCATCCAGCCCCGAGGAAGGTTGAATGCGTTTTCAATGATTTCCATCATGTCATCAGCAATGCGTTTTCTCCCAGGTTTACCTTCTGGGTAGAGCATTCTTGAAATGTACGACGGCTCTCTTTCTATTCGACGTGCAAGCTCAGCAGCCTTCCCGTTACAGAATCTGTCACGGATTTCAATGAGCTTAAGTCTTCGTTGTTCGTATTTGTCCATAGCATAGATCTTATCCAACATTACCCTTCGGTAAATAACCTGTAGGTATTGATTTATATTTTACCTGTGGGTAAACTCTATTCATGATGCAACGAGAAAGGAGAAGGGATATGGAGAAGCTTCGTACATATCTAAACTCCCTCTCACTTGAGGAGCAGCGCGAGTTTGCCTCCCGGTGCGGAACTTCAATCGGCTATTTGCGTAAAGCTCTTAGCAAGAATCATGAGTTAGGCGCGGCGTTATGCGTACTAATCGAGAAGTTCAGTAACGGTAGTGTGACTCGTAAGGACCTGCATCCTGGTGATTGGGTAAGCATTTGGCCTGAATTAATGGCCGCATAAGCAGTACCGCTCTTTAATAATCTGCCTCCCTCGGAATACCAGGGAAACCAACGCATCAACAGATGCGTAAACACTTATTAACTAAAGGAAGTATTACAAATGGAAATAGCAAATCACAGCAAAAAGGTACGCGAAGTGGAAACAGAGCTTCGTGCCCGACTCGTCTCAATGGGTCAGACAAATTTCGCAAAGATGGCGGGATGGGCTGATTCAAAGGTGAGTCGATTAAACATCCACGATATGGCTGTGACATTCGTTCTTCTGGAGAAAGTCTGGGAGACAAGCCTGATTCGTGAAGTGGCAAGACAGGCTATTGCAGCTGTGATGCCAGAAAGCAAAAAACGCCCAGCGGTAACTGAGCGTTTAGAGCAAATCACATTGGATTTTTGAGTCACTGTGTTACGTCAACAACACTAACTACAGGAGATATTTTAATGCGAAAGCGTAAAAAGTACCAGGAAAAAGAAGAGATTCGACACCCTGATTCACCTGAAGGATTAGTGAATACAGCTGCCAATAACCGGGCGTTCGCAGAGCGTCTTATTGGCGTTTACAGACTAGCCAAAGCAGGAGTGAAGAATGGGCGTCGTTAAGTTAGTACGAACGGAAGAGATGTCTTCCAGGAGCTCTCACTTGGACAACAGAAAGCAAGGTCACTTTGCCATGTTCAGGAGCGCCCTCAATGCTCCATGGTCGAAAGATACGGCCAAGCTTGCATTGTGGGTCCGCCTGCTTGGTGAAGCTCGTTACAAGCCTGGCATTAACGAATTTGCAGGAAGAGAGTGGAAGCTGGAATCCGGTCAACTGGTAACAACCACTACGGTTCTGGCAAGAAAACTACGCGATCAGGATGGGAAGGAAAAGAGCCCAAAAGCAGTTGAGAGAATGCTCAACTTCTTCTGCAAGGAAAACATGATCACCAAGGAAGGAAACCCTTTTGGATTAGTAATTTCCATCACAAATTACTGCGAATATCAGGGCATTTCAGGCGTCGAACCTTCCGTCGTGCCATCCGTCGAGCCTAAATCCAGTAATGGCGCGGCTTTGAAGCTTGTAGCCGTCGAGGGGGTCGTCGAACCATCCGTCGAACAGAACAAGAAGGTACTTAACAAGAATAATAAAACCCCCCTTAATCCCCCAGAGGGGGTGGAAGCTCTCGCTCTTGATTGTCTGGATTATTACAACGGTCTTGCAGGGGCAAGATGCTCATCACCTGAAGCCTTTGTGAAAGCTCTCAGCACTGTAAAAGCCAAAGGGGGGTGTTACTCAGTTGATGATCTCAAACTGGTAATCAAATGGGCTGTTACATGTTGGGACGCGCGCAAGACCCCGCCGAAGCCGAATAACATCTGCCGCATGACTCGATTCGATGGATACCTGTCAGACGCTCTGGTTTGGGCTGATGGACAGGGAAGTAATCCTGCTGCTTGCCCTCATGCAGAAATAATTGCTCTGTGGAACGAGAAATTCCCAGCTAAGGCAGTATCACCTCACGAATGGAATCGTCGCCGTCCTGCGCATCGCGATCTGGAAGCTGTCTGGAACGGTAAGACCTCACAAGGAAACTGGCGTGAGTTGCGGCACATGGGAATGGCATTCGACCTGATAGGAAAATCATCGCTCTTCACGACAAAAGGCGATCAGCCTTGGTTAACACTGGACTGGATACTTAACCCGAAAAACTGGGGCTCGGTATACGAGCAGGCCATCAACGAGCACAAGCAGCGTAAAGGAGTCACTGCATGAGCAGGTTTGTAGATTCATACATCGAGCGCAATGTTCTGGGCTCAATCATGCTAGGAAGGGATGAGTTTGCCGATGCAGCTCAGGATGCCATCGAGGGGCTGAGCGAAAGCGATTTCACCGTGTATGCGCACAAGGTCGTACTAAGCACGCTGAAGAAGCTCAACTCAATCGGATCTCCAGTTGACCTGCTGACTGTCACCTCAGACATTGAGGCTCGCGGAGAGCTCGACAAAGTTGGTGGATTCGCATACCTGGCGGAAACCACGAAAGACATTCCATCGCTTCGTAATCTGCCTGTGTACGTTCAGAAGCTAAAAGAGTTCACATCTGGTCGCATGATGATTCAGATGCTGCAGGAAGGGATTCAGAAGCTTTCTGAGCCAACTACCGACAGCGTGCATGACATCATCGGCAATATTCAGACCAGCATCGGAGCGATTGAGGCATTCAGTGAGTCAGGTACGCGTCACATACTCGACGGAATTGAGATCGCAATTGACGAAGTTGAGTCAATCATCAACGGCGACATCTGGAAGCACCGGACGGAGCTTGGGCTAACGGACATCGACAAGGCGTTTGGTGGTTTCAATAACACGGATTTCATCGTTGTAGGCGGTCGCCCTGGAACTGGAAAAACAATGTTCAGCACCACGGTTACTGAGACTGTGGCACTGAAAAGCAAGAAGCCTGTGATGTTCTTCAGCCTTGAAATGCCAATCGAGCAGATTTCTCAGCGCATCGCGTTCCACCGCGCCGGGGTCAGCAAGGAGGGGTTGCTTGGCACGAATGGCAAGAATCAGGATGCCGAATGGGCAAAGGTTGGAAAGTGCCTGGAAGAATTCGGAACCGCACCAATCCACATCAACGATAAAACATCCCTGAGCATTCACCAGTTACGCGCTGAAGCTCGCAGGATGCACAAAAAGCTCGGTGGCCTGGGCGTTATCGTTGTCGACTATCTGCAGAAAATGAAGATGACCAATCCGGAAAACATGAACCAGTCAGTTGGTGAAATTGCTACCGGACTGAAAAACCTCGCAAAGGAATTGCGCTGCCCGGTTATCGCATTGTCTCAGCTGAGCCGTAAGTGCGAAGAACGCGCTAACAAGCGACCGCTTAACTCTGACCTGCGAGAGTCTGGTGTTATCGAGCAGGAGGCAGACGTAATTTTCATGGTCTACCGCGATGAGAAATACAATCCGCAAACAGAACTTAAAGGCGTAACCGAAATCATCTGCACCAAATCACGACATGCACCTGGCGCAGAGAAAACCTACTACTTCAGCAACAAACACTCCGGTCTTGACCCATACGCATTCGTGCAGAACGAGCTGCGAAGCTATCAGGATGAATACGAGTGTTAGGAGTAAATCATGAGGCCAAAATTTCAGCTTGAAACCATCGAGAAATACGTCACAGAACATCCCGGCTGTACCTGTCCAGAAATAATCCAGAACACCAGCATCCCCCGATGCTCAGTAACCTCAGCCCTTTTCCAGTTGGTAAGAGGTCAGGTACTCAGCAGAGAGGGCAGGCCAAAACACTATCAGTATTACAAGTCAGACAAAGTGGTTATTCGCAATGAGCGAGGCGATCCGATTGCGGACCACGATTTACCTAACCCACTGACTGCATTTATCAACCAGAAATTGAGAGAGGTGCGAAGTGTTTAAGCCCGGACAGTTAGTGCAGTCGATTAAGTACGGTGATCATTATGTAGTTGTGAAGGCTTGGCATGATTACGCCATGGCAAAGCCACTAACGCCTAAGTTTTGGTTCTCAGAGACTATGAGTATCGAATATGACCGATTCAGACTGGTCGGCAACAACTACCAATCGAAGGATATCAACAAGGCATTAAGAAAGGTGCGAAGTGAGCGAACCTAAATTTCCTGAGTTACCAGTTGATGTGCAAGTCGCATTGATTAATGCGGCAACCAAAATGGCAACCGAGAAAATACAGTCTCAAGGAAGCAGATACAACCAAGACCTGGATTTCTTTAAGCGGGAGTATCAGAAAATCTGCGACGCACTTTATACCGAAAATCGTGGCCGCTAACACCCCAGCACGCTGATGGAGAGGAATGATGAATAACCGCAAGGCAAAACTGCTTTTTATCGAAGACTACAAACCGTTTCGAGTCAGCAACAGGAAGTGGTTAGCCGTACTAAAACGATCAGGCCTAATAACGCTGTGCAAATGTCGCAAAAGTGCTGCACAGAACCGCTGGAAAAATCATGCAGTCAGAAACGATGGTGAGTGATGGAGAGGAATATGGACGAATCAAGAAAGGCTTTCGAGCAATACTCAGCAGACATGCTAGGCCTACCACTTGAAATGATATCTGATGCGAGAGATGGCGATAGATACAGGCACTCGTTTGACAGAGCGAGCATCATGCAGCCGCTAAATGGATGGTGGGTTTTATGGCAGGCATCTCGGGAAGCTATCGAGATTGAGCTGCCCAAAAAAATAGAGCGTCAACCATTCGATACTGATTTTGAGAATGGTTTTTGCGGCGGACATAACAATGCCATTGATTCTGCAACAATCCGAATCCGATCAGCTGGAATCAAAGTGAAGGAGTGAGTATGAGTGAGAAAGAGCAGCTCGAATTTATTTTGGAACTGTGCAGGCAGACCAGAGAAAGAAATAAGGTAGACCTGCATAAGATATGGGAAGCACAGCAGGAAGCTTATCGTCGCGCTATAGGTGGAAATCTTTATTCCTATGGAACCCATCCATATCGGAGCGGATATAGCCTTTACACATACTGAGGTATGCCATGAGGAAACTAACGTTTGAGCTAAGAAGCCCCATTCATCAGCAGAACGCCATTCAAGCCATACAGCAAATCTTCCCCGACCCAACAAAGCCAATCATTGTAACCATCCAGGAACGCAACCGCAGCATAGACCAGAATCGCAAACTCTGGGCTTGCCTTGGTGATGTCTCTCGTCAGGTCGAATGGCATGGACGATGGCTGGATGCCGAGAGCTGGAAGTGCATCTTCACCGCAGCGTTAAAGCAGCAGGACGTTGTGCCTAACCTTTCCGGCAACGGATTCGTGGTGATAGGCCAGTCAACCAGCAAGATGCGCGTCAGTGAGTTTGCAGAGCTTCTGGAGCTTATTCAGGCATTCGGTGCAGACAAGAATGTTAAGTGGTCTGACGAAGCCAGATTAGCGCTGGAATGGAAAGCCAGATTCGGAGATGCGGCATGAAATACCTTACTGAAACGCTTGTTTCGCTGATTTTTATCATTGCATGGGTTGTTGGCGTTGTTCTTGCCAGCGGGTTCTGGTCGACGCTATTCAGCGTATTCTTCCCGCCATGGGGTTGGTACCTAATAGCTGAATGGGTGCTTCACGGATGCCCAGCAATATCATGAGGATACGAAATGGCTAAACAGCGACGAAGCATCACTCAAATTGCAATGGACAACATGATATTCATCCCCACCAAGCGCTCCAGAAACAAACCCAAGCCAGTACCTACCTAATCAGACGTAACAACCTATGACCCTGTATGGCCTCTCTTGTCAAAGAGATGGCTACGCCAACGTGCGAGGAAATAGCTATGAGCAGCTTAGACGATGACTACGCAGACCGACTTGCTGACCTTCTCGAAGATATGGAAGGTGACGGAGTTGATGCAGTTCAGATGATGATGAGCTGGATGTATGGATTCGTTCAGGGAAGGTTAGAAGGCCATGAAGGGCAGGCGTACATGTACCAGTTCGAAGATGCCGACATGATTATCCAGTTACAGGAACCGGAAGAAACCACAGCAGCGAGGTTGCATTGATATGGAATATTCACAGTTATCAGACCAAGAAATTAACGCACGGGTGGGGAGGATAGTCAGCAAAGATGGCCTGTCGATTATCGCATCAGATGGAAATGCCGTTATCCATGAATATGCAGATTGCGGCGAATTCAAGGGAATATGCCTTGGCTGGAAGGTATTCGACCCATGCCATAACCCGGCAGATGCATGGCCGATTATCGTTGAAAACAAAATTACCATTCACGCTCCTATGCATTACGACGAACCACAGGAATGGTTGGCATTTGATGTACATGACTCAGGCGCGGATTTTATGGATGGAAACCCACTACGAGCTGCCATGATTGTCTTTCTTAAGATGCAGGACGCAAAACATGTTTAACACTCCATGGCCTCAAGAGTACGAGCAGCAGAGCATACGTCGAACGCTGTGCGCAGGTTGCACTAAAGAGCTAGCGCCAGAGGAAACCTATGTATGTTCTGAATGCGTGGATGAATGGCTAATTTATCGTGATCCGAACGGAGATATCACCAATGAGGACAGCAAGGCGCAGATGTAAAAACGAAGAGTGCAGAGAATGGTTTCACCCTCAACACTCGAACATATGGTGGTGCTCTCCGGAATGCGGAACAAAGATAGCACTGGATCGACGAAGCAAGGAGAGAGAAAAAGCAGAGAAAGCAGCAGACAAGAAACGACGACGAGAATATCAGCAGCAGAAAGACAAGTTAAAGATTCGAAAGCTCGCCTTAAAGCCCCGCAGTTACTGGATTAAACAAGCCCAACAAGCAGTAAACGCCTTCATCAGAGAAAGAGACCGCGACTTACCATGTATCTCGTGCGGAACGTTCACGTCCGCTCAGTGGGATGCCGGGCACTACCGGACAACTGCTGCGGCACCTCAACTCCGATTTGATGAACGCAATATCCATAAGCAGTGCGTTGTATGCAATCAGCACAAAAGCGGGAACCTTGTTCCTTATCGCGTGATGCTCATCGAACGCATCGGGCATGCGGCTGTAGACGAAATCGAATCTGACCATAATCGCCATCGCTGGACGACAGAAGAGTGCAAAGCGATTAAGGCGGAGTATCAGCAGAAGCTTAAAGACCTGCGTGACAGCAGAAGCGAGGCAGCATGACAGACATAAGCAGAGAGGTCTGTGAAGAGTATCTGGATGCACTGGTCACAGTCGAGCTATCCGTGCGTTTCGCCCAGCTCGAAGACCGCAAGATTAACGCCACCATCCGCGCAACAGTAACCGAGTTACTCAAGCGCATCCGCGACAAGAAAATCCGCGCCATCTTCGCAGGTTTATCCCGTCAGCCATTCCCTGATGGAGCGCTAAAGATGATGCGTCGCCAGTTAGACAGCTTAGTAGGAGAACCCGTATGTGCTCAGTAACTAACATCCAGCAAGTCAAATGGCAGCGGCAGCGCGATATGCATACCGAGCAGGTGCTGATTAGCAAAGAGCAGGAGCTTGAGCGCAGCCTTGATTATGTGCGCGAGCAGTTGAGGGAAGTGCGTAATCGGCTTGGAACGAATAAGCCAGACCATGACCCGGAGGCGGCGTAGATGATAACCGTATTCTTAATTTTCTATGCGTTTATGGCCGGAATGACAACTGAATACACGCATACCAGGCAGAAAGAGCTTGGCTATAAAACCAACCTCAAATGGATATCACTTTTCGCTGGCATCGCCTGGCCATACACGATCTGGAGAATTTCACGATGAATCTGGAAAACGCAGTCAAATTTCACTTCGCGAAGTCTACGCAGATAAACGATACGCCGCGTGCAACCTCCTCAGAGACCTTAACTGGCACTGATGTGATGGCAGCCATGGGTATGACACAAAGTCGCGCCACGTTAGGTTACAGCGCGTTTCTAGGAAAGATGGAAATCAGCAGCAATGACCGTGAGAAAGCTATTGAACTGCTGACCCAATATGCACTTGAGCACTGCGATAAGGTTGCCGCCTTACGTAAGCTCGAAAATGATATTAAGCCAAAGGTGATGCAAGTGCTCGCAACATTCGCATTTGCTGACTATTCCCGCAGTGCTGCCAGTACGCGAACCTGTGATTGCTGCGGCGGTAAGAAGTTTGTCGATGCTGAAGTCATAACGATGAAAAGCATCGGGCAGCCGTATCTGGAAGAACGCAAGGAAACGGTGAAAGTGCTGTGCTATAAGTGCAAAGGGAAGGGCGTGTTGACTAATGCCTGTCAGTGCAATGGTAAAGGCCTGGTCTTAGACAAAGAGAAAACTATTCTACAAGGTGGCGTTCCTGCATATAAAACGTGCGGACGATGCAATGGTCGTGGTTATGCTAGATTGCTGCCCGATGCAGTACGGCAATACATCTGCGCTACGGTGATTAATGTACCTGAAACCACATGGCGAAGGTCATACAAGGACTTCTTTGAAAGCCTAGTAGGTGAGTGCATTAAGCAGGAGGAGTATGCAAATCAGATGCTGAGCAAAGTCACTCGATAGTAAATATTTTCTTCGAAATAGGATTTATCTAGAAAAACACACTTTACAAAGTGGCGAAATTTGTTTAATCTGAACTCTAACGATGGGTAACTGACTTCGTTAAGGCGATGAAGTACAAGATGACAGTGCTGATGAATCGGGGACATCGAAACCCTTGAGCCGGGTCTTATGGGGACGGCAACAACGCGACTTCAGCCATCGCCAAGAACAAACAAGCCCTGAGGTTCACGCCTCGGGGCTTTTTGCGTTTTAAGCACGACCTTTCTGAAAGCGCATCCCACCAAATACCAGACAGACAATACCCTCACCTTATCCGCTGTGGCTACGGTGCCGGTGCGCTTTGCAAAAAAGAAAACCCAGCATTGAGCTGGGCTTCGTGAAAATGGGTGGCAAGAGACTGCGCCAACAGCCTCTTGCCTGATTTGCTCATGCCTTTAGTAACGAACAAACCACGTTACCGCAAAATGTATCCTGGATTTGTTCACTCAACAACCACGTCAATTCCTATTTTGAACAGATCCCCGAACTCTGGGGGTGAGACATGAAGATGGATGAGAGATACAGCAATGCTTCCTACGGTAGCGCTGGTCTTGCAGCTTTCTTCGCCAGCCTGTCTTTGCAGGATTGGGGCTTCATTATCGGCGTCGCATTCAGTATCACCCTCGGCGTGCTTACCTACCGGCTCAATAAACGTGAGCATATGAAGCGAACGAAGATCCTGCAAGACATCCTAAACAAAACAGACACAGACAATCCCTCCGCTACAGCCAGAGTGATTGCTGAACTCGGACAAAAAGCTCCGAAGGAACTCTGATGGATAGTGCGCTCAGAAATAAAATAGCTGGCGCAATTGGTGCTGGCGCAATCGCTATTGCCACCGCAATGCTTTCCGGAAAGGGAGGGCTTGAGGGTAGGGAATACGTCGCCTACAAAGATGTCGTTGGCGTTCTCACGGTTTGTGATGGACATACTGGCAAAGACATCATCCCCGGCAAGCGATACACAGACAAAGAATGCGATGCGATTACTAAGAGCGATCTGACCCGCATAGCAAGACAAGTTGACCCGGCCATCAAAGTTCCCACCACTGAAACGCAACGCGCTGCAATTTACTCCTTTGCTTACAACGTAGGAGCGAACGCGGCTATTAACTCAACGCTCATGAAGAAGCTCAACGCCAAAGACTATTCTGGCGCGTGTGACGAGCTGAAGCGCTGGGTGTTTGCCGGTGGTCAGAAGTGGAAAGGCTTGATTAACCGCCGAGATGTTGAATACCAGGTTTGCACATGGAGCCAGAAGAATGCTTAAGAAGTGGCCTATAGGCGAGATCATCACCATAGCAGCGATAGTCATCGTCATTCTTCTGACGCTTCGCCTTGCCTCAGATAACAAAAAGCTCAGTGAAGATAACGGGCGATTGTCTGAGCAGATTAAAGATATCGGACAGAAGAACGAAGGCCTGGCTAACTCGATTGATGGCCTGGTAGAGCAGATCGGCGTAATGAACAAGATTGTGGCAACTGAAGCGCGTCGTCGTGCTGCAGCTGAAATGAAAGCCCAGAAACTGCAAGAAGAGGTGAAGGATGCGCTCAAAGGCAATGCATGTGCTGTTGAGTATATCCCTGCTAATGCTGTTGTCGGGGTGCGCAAAGCAGCAGATAGTGCGCGAGGCCATAAAGGTAAAAAATCCTCCGATACCCGCAAATCTACTGATTGATTGCGTGGTGCCTGAAGTACCAGAACAAATGACATTCGGAGACAGCGTGCAGCTCAACGTTGCGCTACTGCTTTCGATTGAGAACTGCAACGGCCAGATTGAAGCTATTCGTGAAATCGAATCCTCCCGACAAGGACAGATTGCTCAACCCCAATAAGGCGGTGATAAACAATCTTGCTGACGGGTAAGCCGTAAGTGGCTAAGCACTTCTGAGAAGCAGGGCAACAGCTGCGACAAGGCAAAGAGGTAATCATGTCCGACATCTACCAAATCACGCTAACCACCCAAACAGGCGAAACCTTCACTGGAAAGATGTCACGACGTCAGCCTGAGCTGGTTAACGGCTTCGTGCCGCTGGCAACAGAGACGGGGCAGTGGTTGTATTTCGCTCCTGCCGATGTGAAGCGCGTGGAGTTCACGCCCGTGCCGGAAGAGCAGACCGAACAGCCAGCAGAACAAACAACGGAGTAACCCATGGGCAAAACAGTAACATTCACCTCAAAAGTATCTCTTCGTCCATACATGAAGCCGATCCTGATGCTGTCAGCTTTACTTCATTGGGACTGGCTGACTAACAAGTGCTTCAAAATCGAAACCGTAACTAGCGATACGGTGCAGCTTTAAGCGGAGTGACTCATGGCTAACGATGACGAGCGCAGGCCATATCCGCCAGTTAACTTCATCGACTCCGATAGCTGGCAGCCATACACCCGGCTCATTCCCGCAAATGAAGTGCATGAGTGGGTAAGCCGCCAAATCCTCAGCGATACCGGAAGCATCCATAACCCTGACCACGAACACCTGCTTGAGGCTGACCTCTGCTTCATGTGGGCATCAGGCTCATTCGCGAAGAAGGGGCGCTACGTCCTCGGCCAGGCCGAACAGGTAATGCTCCGAGCCGGCGGTTGGCAGAAAGCCAGAATGGAACAGCAGATGTATGAATGGTTCGGTCGAATCCCGAAGTTCATTATTACGCTGGCCGCCGATTACTGCTCACAATGCAGAGACCTCGAGTTCTGCGCACTGGTAGAGCATGAGCTTTACCATATCGCCCAGGCCACTGATGATTTCGGTGCGCCAAGGTTCAACAAAGAGACCGGGCAGCCAGTGCTTACACTGCGCGACCACGACGTCGAAGAATTCATTGGTGTCGTACGTCGATACGGTGCCAGCAAAGAAGTGCAGGAGCTCGTTGATGCTGCCAATGCGCCAGCAGAAGTGGCTCACATCGATATCGCCAGATCGTGCGGAACGTGCATGCTGAAACTGGCTTAATTGTTATATTAAGTTAGCTATGGAGGCGACCAATGGCTGCATTATCACCGGAGGTTAAGGCCTTTATAGTTCAGGCTTTAGCCTGCTTTGACACCCCAACGCAAATTGCTTCTCAGGTGAAACAGGAATTCGGTCTGGACATAAGTATCCAGCAAGTATCCTCATATGATCCCACCAAGGCGATTGCGAAGAATCTTGGTCAGAAATGGATCGACCTGTTCAACGCGACTCGCACCCGGTTCCAGACCGAATTAAGCGACATCCCGATCGCCAACAAAGCTTATCGTCTTCGCGCGCTCAACCGGATGATGACCAGCGCCGAGAAGATGCGAAACATGGCTCTGGCTGCTTCTCTGATGGAGCAGGCGGCGAAGGAATGCGGAGATGCCTACACCAATAAGCACAAATTTGAACATTCCGGCCCTAATGGTGGCGCCATCCAGACGATCACCATGAGCAAAGAGGAATACAAATCCGCACGGCAGGAGATGATGGAGGATGACGACTGCTGAGCAAAAGGCGTTTGCCCGTAAGGTTGAATGCGAAGAGGACGGGCTCTACTACGCTCGTTATTTCTTCAAGCAGCGCACCGGCGGCAAGATGATTGTCGCTCCGCACCACAAGGTGATTCAGAAGACGCTGGACCGCGTCATTGATGGTGAGATTCAACGCCTGATCATCAATGTTCCGCCGGGCTACACGAAAACGGAACTGGCGACCATCAATATGATGGGTCGAGGGCTGGCGCTGAACTGCCGGGCCCGCTTCATGCACCTGTCCTATTCGCACAACCTGGCGCTGCTGAACTCATCCACCGCGCGCGGCATGATTAAGTCGCAGGCCTACCAGTCGATGTGGCCGATGTCGTTGCGCGATGACGCAGACAGCAAGGCGATGTGGTGGACTGAGCATGGCGGGGGCGTTTATGCGTCGTCTGCTGCCGGGCAGGTTACCGGTTTTCGTGCCGGCCATATGGAACCGGGCTGGCAGGGCGCGCTGATTATCGATGACCCGGTTAAGCCGGACGACGCTTACTCTGAGATCGTCCGCGACGGGGTCAACAACCGCTTTAACGAGACAATTAAATCACGACTGGCGATCGAGACGACGCCGATGATTGTCATCATGCAGCGGATCCACTACCACGACCTGAGCGGCTATCTGCTGCGTGGCGGGAGTGGTGAGAAATGGCATCACCTGAACTTGCCGGTGATTATCGACAATAGCCAGCCATACGCTGCGCAGTACCCTGAAAACACCCACGCCATACCGATTGACCACGGACTGCCTGATGGCTGGCTGTGGCCGTTCAAGCACAATGAATCGCACCGCGTATCGCTGTTCTCTCACAGACGCACTGCCGAAGCGCAGTATATGCAAAAGCCTCGCAGGTTTAATGCAGAAGGCGCTCTGTGGACAGAGGCGATGATCAGCGCGGCACGCGAACTGCAAATTCATCACGATAAGGTTCGCACTGTCGTAGCCATTGACCCGCAGGCAACAAACAGCGACGAAAGCGATGAAACAGGTATTGTCGCTGCCAGCTCATATGGTGCTGGTGATAAAAAGCAGTTCTCTGTGGATGGCGATTACAGCGGTAAATATTCACCTGCTGGATGGGCCAAGAAAGCCATATCGGCTTATGAGAAACACGAAGCTGACGCGATAGTTATTGAGACGAACCAGGGCGGAGATATGGCGGAGGAGACACTCCGCAACGCTGGGTTCAAAGGTCGCATCATTCGTGTCCATGCCAGCAAAGGGAAGTATGCCCGCGCGGAGCCGATATCGGCGCTCTACGAGCAGGGCCGAGTGGCAAATCACGGAAATCTCTACGTGTTGGAGAATCAGCTCATGGAATACATCCCAGCCACTGCGAAGAAATCACCAGACCGCCTCGATGCGATGGTTTACGCACTGACTGAACTGAATGGATCGCAACCTGTGGGGATGATGATTCCGAAACGCCTTCGCTAACCAAACGGACAAACCATGACTGACAAATTAACTCTCGCCGTCAACCATGCGTTGAACGATGCGCGGATGGCGCGCGCCCGTATGGGGCTGATGGCACCAACGATGGGGCTGGACAACAAGCGCCATTCCGCATGGTGCGAGTATGGCTTCCCTGAGCAGGTAACCTACGAAAACCTTTATGCCCTGTATCGGCGCGGTGGTATCGCTCACGGTGCGGTTGAGAAGCTGGTGGGCAAGTGCTGGCAGACCAACCCGGAAATCATCGAGGGTGACGATGCCGACGAGAGCAAGGATGAGACGGCTTGGGAGAAGAAGACCAAAAAGGTATTCACTAAGCGCCTCTGGCGAGCCTTTGCTGAAGCTGACCGCCGCCGCCTGGTCGGACGTTATGCAGGTATCCTGCTGCACATCAATGATTCCAGAACGTGGGATCAGCCTGTTGTTCGTGGTAAGTCACTCAAAAAGGTAACGATCGCATGGGCTGGGTCATTAACAGTCAGCGAGTGGGTAACTGACCAAAAATCGGCAGACTACGGGCAGCCAAAGCAGTGGAAATACGTTGAGAGCTTGCCAAACGGCGGTACTAATCAGCGCTTTGTGCATCCCGATCGCGTTTTCATCTTGGGTGACTACTCGAATGATGCCATTGGCTTCCTTGAACCTGGCTATAACGCCTGCGTAAGCCTAGAGAAGGTTGAAGGTGGGTCAGGCGAGGCATTCCTGAAGAACGCCGCTAATAAGCAGAGCATTAATTTCGACAAAGACGTTGATTTCAATAACCTTGCTTCTTTGTACGGCGTATCTGTTGATGAGCTTCAGGAGAGATATAACGATGCTGCCAGGGAGTTAAACATCGGTAATGACGTTCTTCTGATTACTCAGGGTGCCCAGGTAACGTCGATGGTGTCGGCAGTTTCAGATCCTGACCCAACCTATAACGTCAACCTGCAAACCTTTGCCGCTTCTGTCGATGAGCCAGTGAAAATTCTGGTGGGGATGCAAACTGGCGAAAGGGCGAGCACTGAAGATCAGAAGTATATGAATGCTCGCTGCCAGTCACGCCGTGGTGACCTGTCATTCGAAATTGAAGACTTCAGTGACAAGCTAATCGACCTGAAAATCATTGATGCTGTCAGCGAGAAGACGGTTATCTGGGATGACCTAAACGAGCAGACTGGAACTGAGAAGCTCGCCAATGCCAAAACCATGGCAGAGATTAACCAGACGTTCCAGGGCAGCGGAGAGAATCCAGCCTTCAGTCGTGAAGAAATTCGCACAGCTGCCGGTTATGAAAACGTTGATGAATTCCCGTTAGGAGAAGAGGATGGCGACGAAGAAGACGAAGCCACCAATTCTGCCGCGTAACTATCAGGATCCGACCGGAGCCGATGCGCTGGAACGCCGGGCAATGAAAGACTTCGCCAGGCGCATGAATAAGATTGGCAAAGCGTACAAATCAGCACTCGACAAAATACCTTCCTCCCTCGCAGTAAACGCCAGATACGAATACCAGTTAAACCCAACGCTGCTCTCCATCATCCTGAACGATGCCAGTTACCTGGTGGATCAGGTGCTGCTTGAAGGTGGCGATTACGACCTGTGGTTTTACGAGTACATCGATCTGGCTTCGGAGAAGGGGACCGGGCAGTCGTTCTACAACCTCAGCCAGCAATCACCAGTGTACGCTGCCTGGCGTGAGTCGCTGGCGTCAATCCTCGCAAGCGATCCGTACCAGCAACGCATGGCGCTGGTGCATGCCCGTGTGTTTGAGGAAATGAAGGGGCTGACAGCTGACGTTAAGCGAGATATGGCGCGCGTGCTGACTGATGGCGTGGGCCGTGGACTCAATCCGCTGGACATTGCCCGCAACCTGACAGACCAGACCGGCATCGAGAAACGCCGGGCAAACCGTATAGCGCGCACTGAAGTGACTACCGCGCTGCGCCGGGCAAAGTGGGATGAAGACCAGGAGGCGAATGACCTCTTCGGCCTGAAAACGCTGCTGGTTCACATCTCGGCGCTATCACCGACGACCCGACACACCCATGCAGTGCGTCACGCCCACCTCTACACCAACGAAGAGGTCCGCGACTGGTACAGCAAAGATGGTAACTCCATCAACTGCAAATGCAGCCAGCAGTCGGTGCTGGTTGATGCGGACGGGAATCCGGAATACCCGGATACCATCACGAAACTCAAACAGGAATATAAATCGATGCAGGCGCGCGGTTACGCCTGGGCGGAGAAATAACTATGCCTATGCAGGTCAACATCACCACGAAGGTGAACAGCCAGTCTATCCGGCGCGAAACATACAACGGGCGTGAGCACCTGGTGCTGCCGAGCTACACGCTGCCGGCAAACGTCGTCATGAATGGCGGGTTGTACACGCAAGAACAAATCGACGCCCACTATAAGGGGCTGGAAGGTACCCTGGCGCCGCTGGGCCATCCTCAGGTTAATGGTCAGTTCGTGTCTGCTTTCTCTCCAGAGGGGATTAACGCAGGCCATATCGGCGCATGGAACCGCAACGTTAAGAAGTCCGGCAATCGAATTTACCTCGAAAAGTGGGTTGATGTGGCCCGTGCCAGCGAGTCGGAAGGTGGCAGGGAACTGCTTGAGCGTGTCGCTGCCATTGAGCGCGGCGATGACGTTCCGCCGATTCATACCAGTGTCGCCGCTTTCCTCGACCAGCTTGAGCCTAACGAACAACAGAGAGCTACGGGTGCCGAGTGGGTGGCGAAGATTCACAGCATGGACCACGACGCGATCCTACTGCACGAAGTCGGAGCCGCCACCCCTGAGCAGGGCGTTGGCCTGATGGTAAACGCCGATCTGGCGCAGCCGCTTAAAGCGAACTCCGGCGCGCTGGTGGGTGAATCCTACCGGGAGCGCGAGCAGCGTCTCGATCGGGCAGCCAAAGCCAAGTTTGCGCCGGGCACGGATGAATATGCCTGGGTTGCTGACTTCACTGACTCGCAGGTGGTCATCGTGCGAAATGGCGGTGATGCTCAGGTTTACGGTTATTCCGCTGATGGCGGGAAGATCACAATCGACGATACCGGAACCGCAGTAGCGCGCCAGGAGTCGTGGGTGGCAGTCGTCGCTAACAAATTCAAAGCTCTATTCACACCGCAGGAACAGCCTGCACCAAACCACAAAACGGAGGGCGACATGCCTTTAACCAAAGAAGAACTGGAACAAATCGGCAGCATGATCGGCCAGGCTGTTGCGACCAATACTGAAGCGGCTATTAAGCCTCTCGCGGAAAAGGTTGATGCGCTGCAGGCCAATCAGAAGCAACTCGCGGAAACCCTTACCGCGAACTCCCGTGCCGAAGAGAAAGCAAAGCGCGAAGCGGTTGCGAAGGTCCATGGCGATATCGTCGCGAACGCTCTGTCAGGCGAAGCTCTGGACGCGATGTTCAAGTCGCTGGGCGAAGCTGCGCCGCTGGGCACCAACAATGCTCAGCAGCACAAAGAAACCGGCGCACCAGCCGCAGACGAACACTTCAAGTAAGGAGCCGGAATAATGCCACGTTATCGTCGCGTTAATATCGACGGTCAGTCTCTGTACAAGACCGAAACCCGCACAACGGCCGCCGGGTTGCTTCCTGGCACCGCCGCAATCATCAACGCATCCGATAAATTCGCTCAGGCCACCGCGCTAACCGGCCGCCTGTACATCATCGATGTCGGTTACCACCAGGGCCTGACCATCACTGAATCAATCCCTGCCGGTGATTCTGCTGTCGGCAACTACGTCGAAGAAGGTCGTGAGCTGGCTCTGCGCTGCCTGCCTGGTGCGTATAAAAAAGACAGCCCGATCAAGCTGGGCACTGCCGGTCAGTTTACCCTGGCAACCGATGACACTGATTCAGTGATCGGATACAGCCAGGATGAATACACCATCGCGGCCAGCACCACCGACTTCATCCGCGTGCGCATGCGCGTTGGCACTGCCGCCGCTGCTGGCGCGTAACAAAAGGACAAAAACATATGTACTTCTCAAAAGAGACGCTGGCGACTAACTCCCGCCTTGGCGGGCACTGGAGTGAGCTGTGGGCAAACCGCAACATGTGGAACCTACAGAACGATTCCATCATTGCAGCTAACCGCGCAATGATGACGCCTGACATGCTGGCTTGTAACGCTGTTGGCGGTTTCTCCCGTGACTTCTGGGCTGAGATTGACAACCAGGTGCTGCAGCTGCGGGATCAGGAAGTTGGCATGGAAATCGTAAACGACCTGATCGGCGTTCAGACCGTGCTGCCGGTTGGTAAAACCGCCAAGCTGTATAACGTGGTCGGCGACATCGCTGACGACGTGTCAGTAAGCATCGATGGTCAGGCGCCATTCTCCTTCGACCACACTGACTACGCGAGCGATGGCGACCCGATTCCGGTGTTCACTGCTGGCTACGGTGTTAACTGGCGTCATGCTGCTGGCCTTAACTCTGTAGGCATTGATCTGGTTCTGGATTCGCAGATGGCGAAGATGCGCAAGTTCAACCAGAAGCGCGTCAACTACTACCTGAACGGCGATTCAAAAATTCAGGTTCAGTCCTACCCGGCGCAGGGCATCAAGAACCACCGCAACACCAAGAAGATTAACCTCGGTTCTGGTGCTGGTGGTGCGAACATCGACCTGACCAGCGCAACCACGACTCAATATTTTGAGTTCTTTGGTAAAGGAGCATTCGGTACCACCGCACGCACCAACAAAGTAGCTCAGTATGATGTGATGTGGGTTTCCCCTGAGATCTGGGCAAATATGGCTCAGCCATACGTAGTTAATGGTGTGGTGAGCGGCACTCTCCTGCAGGCTGTTCTGCCATTCGCACCGGTGAAAGAAATCCGCATGAGCTTCGCGCTGACCGGTAACGAGTTTATCGCGTATGTACGTCGCCGTGACGTGATCTCTCCACTGGTTGGCATGGCCGTCGGCGTTGTGCCACTGCCGCGTCCACTCCCTAACGTTAACTACAACTTCCAGATCATGTCTGCTGAGGGTCTGCAAATCACCGCAGACGATCAGGGCCTGTCTGGTGTTGTCTACGGCGCTAACCTGGCGTAAGGAAACAGCATGGCTAAATACGAAGTTGTGCGCGCATGGTTCGGCGTGAAGGTAGGGCAGGTGGTGGAGTTGAAAGAACTGCACCCGGCGCTGAAGTCTAACGTCCGTCTCATGAATGGTGAGGCAGGCGGAGAACTTACCCCGTCGACACCTGGTGCCGGTACTGGCGAGAAATCTCGCAAGGAGATTATTCAGGACCGCCTTACTGAGCTGGGGATTGAGTTTAAAGGCACCCTGGGCGCTGAAAAGCTCAGTGAGCTGTTGCCGGATGGCGAACTCGAAAAGCTTTTCCCTGCTGAATAACAGCCGCCGCTAAGGCGGTTTTTTTATGCCCCGCTCCGGCGGGGTATTTCACGGAGTCGATAATGGTAACTCTCGAACAGGCAAAGGAGTATCTGGAGAGCCAGGGAATTACCATTCCCGATTTTGTTCTTCAGGCTCTCGTCGACCAGGCCAACAGCATTCAGGAGTGTCTCGATGCGCATTATCCGGCATCGACCTCGCTGTTGATTCAGCTCTATCTGCTGGCGCTTATGGGGCTCGGGCAGGGGGACAAATACATCTCCAGCCAGACGGCTCCAAGCGGGGCGTCCCGCTCTTTCCGGTACCAGTCGTTCACCGACCGCTGGAAAGCATCAGTGAACCTGTTGCGGGGGCTGGATAAGTACGGTTGTGCAACCTCCCTTATTCCTGCCGACCCTACCGCCACCCCGGCATTCGCTGGTATCTGGATCGGTAAGGGCGGCTGCATGTGCGGGGATAAGTGATGACGTACAAATCAGTTAAGCACGGGTTGCCCCGTTCCTTCACTCGCGTATGGGTGATGACCGACACCGGGCGGGAGACTACCGGTTACTTGAAATCGGATGGCGAGTGGTTCATCAACTGCCCGCGCATCCGGGCGACTGGCGCGAAGGTGCTGCGCTGGAAGGAGGACTAATGTCGTCTACTGCTTCATGGTCCTACAACAAGCCGTGCACGATATGGCGTAAGGGCGCTGGCGGTAATGATGAGTTTGGCGATCCTGTCGACCCATACGAACCGCCTGAAACCATCATGTGCGACTACATCGGCGGTCTGTCAGCAAAGCTCGGCTCAATCGGTAAAGAGGTTGTTGTAAAAAACACCTTCTTTACTGCGTTTTCGCTGGCCGATGAGGGCGATTACATCCTGATTGGTGTTAGCACTGAACCAGACCCGGTCGTGGCCGGTGCCGATGAGGTGCGTCACGTAACGCGCTGGAACGACACTCTCGACGGTCTGGAAGATGACTGGGCGATTATTACGGGAGTGTAGCCATGGGCATCAAAGTGAAAGGTATTAGCCAGGCGAAAAAGCATCTGAATGATGTCATCAACGACGTTAAGGGGCGCAAGGTAATTCGCGCGCTGCAGTCGGCGATGATACTTATCGGTGCGCGGGCGGCCTATTACACTCCGATCGACACCTCCACGTTGATTAACAGTCAGTTCCGTGAAATCGACGCTGGCGGGGTGTACATCACCGGGCGCATCGGCTACTCAGCCAACTATGCTGCGTATGTGCATGAGGCGTCTGGAAAGCTGAAAGGCCAGCCGCGCGCGCACTTTGGTACGACCCGTGCCGGACAGCAGTTCGGCGGCGGGACCGAAACAGGAAACTACTGGGATCCGCATGGTGAACCTCAATTCCTGACCAAAGGCGCGAATGACGAGCGCGATAACGTTGATGCGGTAATGCGCAAGGAGCTTTCGCTATGACACCCATGATGCACGAGCGGGTGCGCAACATGTTCGGCGACGCCGGGCTAACTACAGGCTTCACGGTGCAGCAACTGATGTACGACGACCCGGGCGACCTGTCGAAGGCGATCATGGTGTTCAGGCCAAACGGAGGCTCGAATATCCGCACTGACCTCGGCTCTGAGTACCACGTCCTGGTCGACGTTGTCGGCGCGAAGGACAAGCGCAAAGACGCGCTAAACGCCGTGCAACGCATCGTCGATTACGTCCAGGCCAACCCAATGGCTGACGAGTGTGTCGGCTACATCCAGAACATAGGCGCAATTCCCGCGCCGGTGCTCACAGAAGAAGGGCGAATAGTCTTCCGACTC